TCAGTAAATAAAAAATTCAATAAGGAAACTGAAACCTTTAGGTATTCATTTCATCTTACCCATAAGGGAGATCCTATCTTCCTGAAATCTTTTAATGGGGCAGATCCTGATAAGGTTTTATTGGGTTCAGATACAATTGTATTGAAAAATCATTTTTATGTCACAGGTGAGGAGTTAGAATATTTTGCAGATACTACTGCAATAGGAATACAACATGGTGCTGCTGGTGTTGGTGCTGCTACCACATTACCACAAACGGTTTATGCTATAAAGGTAGATGAAAATAAAATAAAAATCGCAGCAACTCCTGCTTTGGCGTTAGCAGGGACAAATATTGGGCTGACCACTGTCGGAGTTGGAGCAAGTCACTTCTTTACAGCAAAGAAACAAAATAGTAAGGTTATGGTAGCACTGGATAATATAATTCAGTCTCCCATTTACACTAAGGTTGGTGCTGGCACCACAACAGTATCAATTCTGAACAGAGTTATATCTTTATATGATGCAAGTATATTCAAATCATATGATTTGATAAAGATTGATGATGAAATCATGAGAATTCAAGTGGTTGGATATAATGGTGTAGCGAATGATATTCTTGTAGATAGGGAGTGGATGGGTACAAAATTAGCAGGACATACAAATGGTTCTGCTGTTCAATTACTGAAGGGTGATTATAATATAATCAATGATAGGGTTACATTTGCAGATGTTCCTTTTGGAGGAATTAAAGTAAATGTTGGTGTAAGTTCAAATCAATTCAATATAACAACAAATAGTTTTACAGCACTATCAGATTTCTTAGTCACTGGATCAGAAGTCAGATTACGAAGTGTCAATCCTCCTGCACCTTTGGTGGGGAATGATAATTATTTCTTGATCAAGAATGGTGTCAATAATTTTTCTATCGCATCAAATAAAGGTGATGCCCTAGTTGGTGCTGCTATCACACTTACATCTGCAGGTATAGGAACTCATAATTTCTTATTTGTAGATACTTCAAATGGAAGTTCATTCCAAGGTAGATCTTTCATTAGATCTGACTACACAGGAAATGTGGTTATGGATGATGTATCAGGTGGTTTTACTGGTATAGCAAAAACATTTACAGTTACAAGTGCAGGTGTAAACACCACCGGTATTACAAGCGATTTCGGTGCTATACTCGTAAACAATATATTCCAAAAACCTGAAGTAGACTACGATTTTATCGGAGGTTCTGCTACAGGAATTACCTCAATTAGATTTACGGGTAATAGTACAAACACCATAAATCTAAGTGATGTAAATGCAAATCAATTACCCAGAAAGGGTCTTATAGTTTCTATAGCAAATACGGAGGGATATGGATATCAACAACGACAAGTGGGAACAGGAACCGCAGTGGTTACGGGATTTGGTACGATTACAGTTGCAATTGGATTCAGTGGATCCGGATACAGAAATCCTCCTACTACTTATCGAATACTGGTCAATGGCGGAAATCCTACGGTTGGCAGTGCTGCAACATTTACAGTCGAGGGGGGACATGTAAAGGATGTCTTTATGAATCCTGTTGGGACAGGATACACATGGACTAATCCACCCAAACTTATATTTGATTCTCCAGTGGGATATGATGATCTACAACTCATAAGTTCATCAACTGGTATAGGTGCTTCTGTAACAGTTGATGTTGGTGCAGGTCTAAGTATAACTTCAGTAAATCTGAATAATATAGGTTATGGTTTCACTATTGGAGAACAACTCAGAATTGCAGGAATACCAACTGTAGCAAGTATTGGATCTACATTTGCAAATGCTGTATTTACAGTCACTGATACTAGAGATGATGAATTTGCAGGATGGGTATTTGGTAAAGTACAAGTATTAGATGATTTTTCTAATCAGTTTGATGGTAGGAAGAAAGTATTCACCATGACTGAGAATAGTGAGCCACTGAGTGTTGAAAAGGATCCGGGTTCTCTTATCGAGTTACAGCATAACTTACTTATATTTTTGAATGATATTATACAGGAACCCGGTGTTTCTTATGTCTTCAGTGGAGGAACACAAATTGAGTTTCTTGAACCTCCTGTAGAAGGAACATCCTTACAGGTTTTATTGTATAGAGGAACAGATTCTGATGTAGCAACTGAGGGATCTTTAGAATCTATCAAAACTGGTGATAGTATTACAATAAAGAAAAATGCTAGTGAGATTACACCAGTATCACAGAATGAAAGAATCGTTGCTGCTATTACAGCACGAGATACCCTTAGAACAAGTGTATATACTCAACAGGGTATATCTAACCAATTAGATCCTCTAAGACCTGTAGTGTGGTGTAAACAGCAAGATGACATAATTGTAGACGGTGTTCCTGTAAGTAAAGCAAGAGCATTGTATGCAGCACAAGTAAAACCTGCAGCGAGACTAATAAAGAGTGTCAGCACAACTGACAATACTTTCTATACATCTAGTGGTTCTCTTGTATTCAGTAAAACAGAGGAACCTGATGTTGGAACATTTGGTGTACAGATTATAGATGCTGACAAAAATAATACTGGGTTTGGAACCACCACATTCTTCAACCCTGTTGAAACAGTCACGGGAGTTACTGTGACTGGTGATCATGGTGTGATAACTGGTATAGGAACAACTGCACAGGGAATACAGTTCAATATGCAGATACCTCTATCATCACCACTAAGAGAAAATACTTTGGGTGGTTTGACTAAGACAGGAATCTCTACTGGAGATTACTTCCTAGTAAGTAGATCAAATGTAGGAAATGGAGTGACTGCACTATCACAAGATAGAACAGTTGCTATTTCGTCATGCTCTGACCTTATAGATACTGTGTTCCAAGTGTCTCATATAGAAGATATCACACCTGTTGGTACTGCATCTTCTGTAAAAGTTCATGTAAACGTAGAAACCGGTCATGGTCTAAACTTTACAGGATTGGGTTCAGGGATTGGAAACTATTACGGTGACTACAGTTGGACTAAGTTTAGTTCTTCTAGAACCACTGGAATAGCATTCACTTGTAACACCTCAGATGGACTTACCGGTCTGTCTACTGCACCAACAATAGTTCGTACCACGAAACTATCATTAGATTATACCTAAATAACACTATCAGTTTGTAGAGAAGAATGCCTGCGATCATTACAGATCAAATCAGAGTATTAAATGCGTCTAACTTTGTCAGTGGAATTTCCACAACGACAAGTAGTTACTACGTGTTTATAGGGTTGCCGAATGCTACGGAAGTAAATTCAGATTGGAATACCAATACTCCGGCACCAATTGATAACTTTGACGATCACGACGACATATATGATACACTAATATCTGCTAAGAAAGTCAATTCTAGCGATGTGCTTCAAGTCATAAGAAAAATTTCTTGGACTACTGGGACGATATACGAAATGTATCGTCATGATTATGATATTAATAATACAACACCACAGACTAATTCGTCGAATTTATATAACTCGAATTTTTATGTAATGAACTCAGACTTTAGAGTCTATGAGTGCATTTACAATGGAGCAAATCCAACTAATAGTGGTAAAGGAATTGTATCATTAGAAGAACCAACACATACTGATCTACAACCTAGATTAGAATCTGATGGATATCTTTGGAAGTATCTGTATACTATAAAACCAAGCGATATCGTAAAGTTTGATAGTGTTGATTACATTCCAGTTCCTTTCGACTGGTTGAATAATTCTGATACTCTTGATGTTAGAAATGCTGCTGTTGACGGTAAGATAGAGACAGTTGTCATCGATGACACAACTTCTGCAGCATATCAATTCAGTGGAACTAAGAACAATGTTCCTATCAGAGGAGATGGGCAGGATGGTTTAGCATCAGTCACCTTTGTAAACGGTAAACCAACTGCTGTTCAGGTTACGAATGGTGGTTCAGGATATAGTTTTGCTACTCTAGATTTAGATAGTGTAGTTACAGGATCAGGTGCAGTATTCTCGGTTATAATACCACCACCAAAAGGACATGGTGCAAACATATACAGAGAACTGGGTGCAAATAAAGTTTTAGTATATTCAAGAATAGAAAATAGTGATAGCACAAATCCTGATTTCCCAACAGGTAATCAGTTTGCTCGTATTGGAATCCTAAAGAATCCAAATGTAAACGGAACTACAAATCTACTCACTGCTTCATCTGCAAGTGGTGTGTATGGTCTTCGTCTTGCAGGAGCAGCATCTAGCACTATGAGTGTTTCTGTTGATGGCGAA